GTCTTGGTCTAACATTCTAGTTTGGTCAATTACTCGGATTAATGCAAAATGCATTTTTTCAATTTCGGGGTCTATCTTTTCACCAATAAACCACCATACATAATATACGAAATATCCTAGTCCTACCATCATAACAACTGGGAATCCGTAATCGGTTATTAGTTCGACAATTAAGGGGACTTCGGCTTCCATGTTAATCCCTTCTTACATCAAGTTTCCCGTCCTCTATAAAGTTCTCTGCTCTTGCAACTCTCTCTATATCGGGTCTTAACTCTAATGCACTTGACACTAGCATATCAATCTTTATCATTTCGTTAGACATTGTTCTTGCACGATTCTCTAACGATTCACAAAACATTGTAAGTGTCTTAATACTATCGACTATCCCTTCGAAGATTTGTTTGATTACCATGAATATGAAGAACCCCATGACTAATGCCATTGCAATGGGAACTCCAACGTCACCTATCAAATTAAATACTTCTTCCATACCTTCTATTTATAATAAAAAGGGGGACACTGTCCCCCCTAAATGACTTTTTGTCAACTAATTAAAGTTGGTCACGAATTTCTGAAATAACTGCAGCTTTAGCACCACTCTTTTTAACTTTTAGATTTTTCTTCTCTGCAAGTTCAATCAGTTGGTTCTTAGTTAACTTCTTTAGTTCTGCAACACTTGGTTTTTTAGGTGTTGAAACTGGTGCTTCAACATTTACCTTTTTATCTTTTTTGTTGTTTGAAACAAAGTAAGCAACTACTAATACTGCTACTATAATTCCTATAATTTCCATAATTATATACCTCTAATTTATTTATCTAACAATGGGTTTTTGTCTTTTGCTTTACCTATTGCAAGTGCAAGGACTTCTAACCATTTATACACTTTAGCCCAAACTTTATCGTCTGCTGGTGTTGGTGTTAAAGCAACAATCACACTACAGATTGATATTACCACTGGAATTACCATAAGTAAATTCCAAATTCCCATAATGAAATCTATGATAGCTGAGAACATAGTTCCTCCTGTTATATTTATAATCCCTATATTTAGGTATTATTTGACCCAATCGAGTATTTTGTTGTCAATTTCCACTCGTTTTTTTCTCTAAATGGAATGATTTTTATCTGACTTAAGGGTGCTTTGGGTTCAGATACTTGGTGCGCATTAACTACTGACACTAGGTTCCATTGTTCCAAAAGTGACACTATAGTGTTCCTTCTTGCAATATCTGATTCGTCTAAGTTAGAAGGTTTCCCGTCTAACAAGAATAATTCTTTGAAATGTGTTATATAATACTTACCACGTTTGTGAAGTATATGACATGATTGGAAGAGTTCTTTATCTTTACGAGAAGCTACACCAATTCTAGAGAGTGTTTCTCTTATTTTTAAAAAGTCCTCTTTTTCGGGAAATGTGACCTCTACTAGGTCTTTGACTATATTATCTTGGTCATCTATCATCTTTACCACCAGTTTTCATTCTGTTTTTCAATTCACGATATTGTTTCTCAGATAGCAGGTTGACATACTCTTTTGCCTCTCTCGTTGATATCTGATAATACTCTTTTAAAGTATCGAGTTTTTTACTAACATAAGGTTTACTCCACTTGGAAAACCTTTGTCTTTTCCTTAGAGTATTTAGGAAAAACATGTATTGAAGACGATTGTCTACACCATGTCTGACATTCATTTCGTTAGTAAGAAAAACAGAATCTTGGTGATAAGATAATGCTTTGTTAATTAAGAATGGTTGATATGCTTTCTCTTCGACCTCATCAACCATGAGGTCTTTTTTGTCGTAAGAGACCGACTTTACAAAATCAAAAGGATTTCGTTTAGACATTTCTATAATATTCGTATAACAGTTCATCACCTTTGAGTTCTTTCCCAAAGTAAACTGTATATCCGTCATGTGTTTTTCTTTCAACAAGTCCACTGTTATATTGGATATCCATTACAGATTTTCCGTCTTCAGTGTCTTGTGGTCTTGTGTCATACCACATTGAACTAAGTGAGTGTGCATGAACTGATTTAACAGACTTTGACCACTCTTCTGCTTTTAGTAAGTCTCTTTGTTTTTGGACTCTGTCATTATATTGTGTCATTTTACACTACCTCCACTACTGATTCTGAGTCATTATCCATGCACCCATTCCAAGAATCATTTTCCTCATACAAGAATTCTTGACATCTTTTAAATTTTACTCTCCATGCATCAGAGTCAAACTTATCGTTCCACTCTAGGTCTGAGTCTTCTTCTATGGGTATAAATTTATAACTAGGACTCCAAGGAGTGCTAGAATGAGTTGAACAACCACTAATCAGTAGTGTCAGGCACATCAAGAATAATGCTTTCATGTATTATCTCCGTCATTATATTTAACTTTCGATTTGTCAAACAATTTATTTGCTTGTCTTTGAAAAGACTTTTCGACTTGTTTATCAAACCAACTAAAAAACCATTTTCTAAGTTTACCCATTACTTGAATTTACACTCCGACATAATTTCTGTTAAACATGCAACGAAATTGATTTCTGAATCCATTGCAAAGGCAGACTTGTATTGATAGTCTGCAATAAAAAGAACTGCAGCTGGAACACTAGAAGGTTCTAGTCTTTGTTCCAATGCATTGAAAACTTTTCTGTATAATGTATCAAAGTCATTATCACTATTCTGACCAACCCACTTTCTCATTCCTTTCCAGTTCTTGTCTGCAATCATATCAATGAGAGGTGTAAGTTTTTCTTCGGCTAGTGTTGCAATAAGACCAGTGTCAATAACACCACCAACACCATATCTTTGGACTTCGTTGATACACCTTCTGAAATCGGGGAAGAACTTTAGAATAAGTTCGACCAAAACCTTTTCGTCATATTTGATATCTTCCAAATCACAAATCTCTTTGAGTCTTGTGAGGAAAACACCAGCAAGTGTTTGTTTGTCTTTTGGTGTTAGTTTAAAATCTATTACAGTTGTTCTTGAATGTAGTGGTTTGATTATTCTATTCTTGTAATTACAAGTGAATATGAATCTACAGTTAGAAGAGAACTCTTCAATAAAGTTTCTCAACGCAGGTTGAACTGAGTCTGCAGAAATATAATCTGCTTCGTCCAGTATCACAACCTTTGCACCACCACTTAGGGATACTGTAGATGCAAAGTTTTTGATTTTGGTTCTTAGTGTGTCAATCAATCTACCTTCATCAGAACCATTGATAACGATAAAGTCTGCACCCATTTCATTACATAATGCTTTTGCAACTGTAGTTTTACCTACACCAGCAGAACCACATAACATAAGATTAGGTATCTCACCTTGATTGACGAATTCTTTGAATGTGTCTTTAAGACTCTGAGGTAGTATCGTGTCCTCAATTGTTTGAGGACGATACTTTTCTACGAATAAAAATTCACTCATGGTTGCAGAATCCCCTCCGAAACTACAGTGTAATCCACCCTTGAAGATTGATGAGAAGGACTACTCCCGTATGCATTGTAAAAGGCTGGCACAATACTTACACTAATATATAGGTTAAACATTGTATTTAGAATCAGGCTCCAATGCAATAAAATACTCCAAGTCAATATCTTTGTTCTTGAAGTGTGAAATACCTTTAGACGAAACTAAGACTTCATAGTTTCCATCTAACACTTTAAGGTTCTCAATCTTAAAGTTCATAGTGTATGAAACACCATTTCCTTCACCCACGATTCTTGAGAATGTGTTTGAAGTTGTATTCTTCTTATCTGTCACTTCCAATTTGATTGTAGTTCCGTCTGAACTTAAAACCAAATCACCAACACCTAACACACTAGCTGCTTTCTGCAACTCGTTCAATAGTGTAGATGAGATATCAATACCAATTTCTGCATCAGGCATTGTTATCATTTTCTCGGGTGCAGTCACCATACCTTCACTTGCATAGAAATACGCAAGACTGGAATTGTTGTCTGCAACTGTTAGACTTGCATCACCGAATTGAAAATCGGGGTCTTCTAATAAAGACGTTGCACCCAAAAACTCGGGTAAGTTGTAGATAGAAAAATCCGTTGGGAATGATTCTTCTACAGTTGCAACTGCAAGAATATTTTTCATATTTGAGATTGTCTGAAGTGTATTTCCTTGACCAACCTTTATACCTTGGTTGATTGTTGAAAAGTTCTTCAACACATCTCTCGTTTCATTACTAATTTTCATCACTTTTTAGCCTCCTTTTCTGCCTTATCGTGAACATGAAGCATGAATAGACCATAATGTAAAACCTTCAAAAGGTCTGCTCTATTCTTACCATCTTTTTTTCCGTATCTTTGTGCATATTTCATTATGTTTCCGATACAAAATCCTTCCCCATGACCACTGTCAATAATGAATTCAGTGGACTGGTATTTGTTTAAACTGTAATGTTTGTCGTAAGTCGAATCAATATACGAGGAGAACTCTTTAATGAGTTCACCCTCGTTATATTTGTAATCAATCTTCTTGTTTTTTCCAAACATACTAATCATTATACTCTGAGGTCTCAGTTTCGTCAACTGGGTTTTCCTCATTTAAATCGACACCTGCGTCAATCTTAGTGTAAAGGTCGAGGATACTATTTCTAGTTTCTTCGTCAAACCTTGAAATACACATTTGGATTGACTTGAGTTTGTCACCAAACATTCTGTATGCATTCACAATGTGAACCAGTCTTCTAGTAGTGACAACGTCATCAATCGCACCTTCGTAGAAGGTTTTTCTGATTATGTCTGCCCAATCTACTAGTTTGGTCACGAACTCTGAATCAACTTCACCAGTCAATTCCATTTCTTTTGAAAGAATTTTTCTCTCAGTAGTCACTGGAGGATATTCTTGTTGCATTGTGATTGCAAACCTTTCCAACATAGCTTCGTTCATGATTTGAGTTCCAATGAACTTTCCATCTTCAGAACCTTGTCCTTTAGTGTTTGCAGTTGCAAGAATTGTGAAACCTTGTTTTGGAGTCACCCACTCACCAGTTTTCTTGATTAGGTATCCTTTACCTTCAAGAACTGATTGTAGACACATAAGTTTGTTAGAACCTAAGTCAACTTCGTCTAAGAGAAGGACGGCACCTTTTCTCATAGCTTTGATAACAGGGCCTTCTCTGAAGACTACATTACCATTGACTAGAGTGTGACCACCCATTAGGTCATCTTCATCAGTCTCAATAGTAATATTAACTCTGAAAAGTTCTCTCTTCAATTGAGCACATGTTTGTTCAATCATAAGAGTTTTACCATTACCACTCAAACCAGTAATGAATACTGGGAAGAAGATTTTAGACTTGATTATGTTCTTGACATCTTTGAAGTGTCCAAAAGGAACATAATTAGACATTTTCTCGGGAATGATTTTTACATTGTCATTCAGATTAACAGACTCAGTCGCAGCGGCAACTGGCATATTTTGTGGAGCAACTGGTGGTGCAATAGAAACCACTTGAGGTGCAACTGGTGGAACAACTGCATTTTCAGAATACCCACCATTGTATCCACTGAGAACTTGGGTTAAATTAAATACCCCATTATCTCTAAAATTGTATCTAGAAGACTTGACCCAATATGGGAATGAACCCACTGTTTCAATTTCTTCCTTCGTAAAAACCGATTGTTCGGGATACGTCTTGGAAAGTGCTTCCAAGAATTCCTTCCTATCGGGTGTGAAGTGAAATGGTTTCCCACATATGTCTATCGACTCACTTCTGTCATAACTTCTTTTATCCATATTTTCTCCTTTTAAAAGTTGTTAAATTTCTCATCAGTTATTATTATATAAAAAAGTGAGGGTCATTGTCAACCCCATTACTTAATATTTTCAAACCTTGTTCCCATTTTAGCTTGTTGTTTCTCATTCAACTCACCACCATTATTGACCCATATTCTAAATGCAAAACATTCTTTTTCTTCAGTCTTACATTCATTGACCATAGGACAATCGTATCTGACGCAGGGTGAAGGCCCCACGTCCATAACAGCGTCTGCAAATTTACTATAATCGTTTACAGTAGAAATATAGTAAGCAGGGTCTACTTGATATGTCTTCATTGTGTTTTCTCCATGATTGTTTGTAAAGTGTATCTGTTATCCAATAGTGTCACTTCAAAAGTGTCTTGGATATAATCGTGTTCTACGATATATGGTGCCTCTTCGTTTCTTGATTGCAGAATCATAACCCTATTGGTAAAATCCCTGTAATCGTCTCTCTCTAAAATGAATGTCTCATTCATCATATATTTTGCTTCCATTATGCTATCTCCTTAATGAATTCATTGGTTAAAAATCTTGAAGTTGTTTTAGACTTTTGGTTTCTTTTGAATGCAGCTAAAACTCTAACTTTTTTTGCATCAACCAGTTCTTCGTCTAACTCATCAGTTCCTTCAGTTCCGATTGCACTAGCAGCGGTAATGAAGAGTTTGTTATATCCATGACAATTCACAACCATACCAGTTTTTCTACACTCTAACCACTCAGATTTATAATCTCTCCAGTAATCATCATTACCTTTGACTTCACTGTAGATTTGAACAAAGTCTTGTTTCTTACCAACAACAAAGTATCCAGTGACAATCACACCAGTTTCTTTTGCAATCCAGTCAAGGATATTCTGAGTTCTTTTGAAGTCACCACCTCTGTAGTATCTTCCTTTAGAAATAGGATAGACTCTTCTTGAATAAGGGTCAATGATTTCTATATGTCTTTCAAAGTCCCAAGAATCTTCACCATTCAATTGTTCTTTTTCTTGTTCTCTTACATCTGAATCACTAGATAAGATACTTGAACCATGAGAATACCCATCAGTGATAACTGTTAGAATTGATTTCTCAATACCATAGTCTTTTCTGAAATCTCTTAGAAGTGTTCTCATTGCAAATAGTGTATGGTCAAGAGGTGTTCCACCAAGATTAAATCTATGTGGAATTGTATGACTTGGTAGGTAAATGTAATACCCATCATATTCTTGAACATAGTGTGTTCCTTCGAACCAGTCATTCCAAATCTCTAAAGACTTCTCAAATTTTCTTCCATAACCACTTAGTCTATCTGCAAAGTAGTCATTCCAAATCTGAGAAACATACATAAACATTTCTTTGTATTCTCTAGTGTTTTGTTTGTCTGAGAATAGTTCAAGTAATTGTCCGTCTTCTCTAGTCCAATCTTCATCTTCTCTATTGTAAACGTCTGAGAAGAGATACACTCTATGAGGAATGTTTGCTTTTCTACAGAACATTGTTAGGATAAGTGCTTGTTCTATAAGGTCAAGAACTTCTTTTGAAATAGAACCACTCCAGTCAATCAATACGTTGACACCATGGTTCTCACCTTCAGGCAAGTAAGTCACTCTTTTGAAAATGTCGTCAACAATCTGATACTTTGCAAGTCTATTCATATCAAGTTTACCAGTTTTACCACTGAATGCATGAACAGCTCTTTTTGCAGATTGTTTCATTTCGAATTCCTTCACCATATGATTCACAATCTTTTTGTTTTTTGCATCTAGTTTGTTCATAGTGTGAAGTGCAACTTCTTTGTTTTTTGCTTTATGGTCAACAAAGAATGAACCTCTCATATCTTTTAGTAGTTCTTTATAAGACACTTTGACACTTCTCATCATGTCATTTTCTTTGTTGAATTTTTTACCGAGGTCAACACTGAGTTTTAGAATATTTTCTTCAGAGTATAATTTACCTTCGTTATTATGTGCATTTTGTTCTGTAATAGATTCCCTTGCACCATCTTCGTCATCATACTCACCACTGGAAGCTTCTTTACCACCAGTCATTTTTCTTTGTGATTTACCTTCGTCTTCAGTTTCTTCTTCAGACTCTTCTTCACCTTCTTCTTTTTCTTCACCACCTTCAGAGTTTTCTGAATCTAGTTCGGGAAGGTTGTCTTCGTCTTCGTAATCTTCGTCTGAGTCACCAAAGTCATTGTTGAATTCTTCAGACTCATCTCCGTCTTCGTCTTCTTCGTCATCACCAATATCAAACATTTGAGGAACCATTTTTTCGTCTTCCTCAGTTCTTGTTTCGTTTTCTTTTGACCATTCATAGATTGCAGTTGCACACTCTTCAACCTCTTCCCAAGTCTGACATTTGTTAGACCAGTCAAGGAAGAATTGTTCTTCTTTAGTAAGTGTGATATTAACCCTTGAACCACATTTTGTGATAAGGTTGATTTTGTCAATCAATGAAAGTTCTTGTAGATTTCTTCCTTTGATTCCAAAGAAATCCATATCCATTAATTCGTTGTAAGCTTTGTAAAATGATTTTCTAAGACCTTGATATTTGTTCTTAATCATTTTCTCAATCCTAACGTCTTCAACAACATTAAGATATCCTTTAAGTGTTCTGTTTTTTGTCACTGCAGAGTGAACACCTTCATATGGTGTATTCAGTGCATGAGATACTTCGTGACCCATAAACAAGTCATAAAGTTCGGGTGATATTTCGTCTTTAAGAATAGGACAACAAAGTATTCTATTCTCTAAATCGAAGTATGCAGTTGGAACCTTCTTATGAACTATAGTAAGGTTTTCCGTAGCCATTAACTTGGCAAGTGAGTCTTTTTGATTTCTAATTTGATTTGTCATAATATAAGTATACTAAAAAGTGAGAGTCATTGTCAACCCCTAGGAACAAATTAATTCCCAAGCACCACTGACACCGATTGCAGAATTGTCACAACCTTGTCCATCGAACCACCACTCAACGTCTAGTCCTTTGAAAGATTGTGCATAAATGATACCAGTAAAAGGTTTGATATCAACTCTTTGACCATATTTGTCCACTTCATAGAATTTTCCTTCTATAAATGGAAAGTCATTGTTCATTACTTTAGTGATATGACCTTCATATTGTTTACCACTTTGTTTGTATTTGATTAAATCAAACTCACTTAAAAAATCTATATTATCCACAAGGGCCTCCCATGTCTACTACATCGTCCCACATTTGGGACACTAAGACACTTCTTGCATAGTCTATGATATTAGCACCATGCACGTCATCTCCAGTGAATTTAGATACTTTAGATATATTATTATCATTGAGTGAAGAAACCACGTCAATGTCGGACATAGAATCTACGTCTTGCACGATTCCGTCCATTATTTGGTCGTTATAGATATTTGACATATTTACTCCTTTTTTTTCTACTATACTAGTATACTAAAAAGTGAGGGTCATTGTCAAATTTTTTATGGATTAATTTGTCTTAATTTATAATGGTCTGCTGAGAAGTCTCTTGTTCTCTCGTCTGTAAGGATATTTTCTCTGTTGTTTGAAAACCACATTGAAATGGTATATCTAGAACCTCTACGAACTGGATAGACTCCATGTTTTAGTTCTAAACCTTTGAATACGATACCTTCATTTGCAACTGGTTCGATAACAGTTCCAGTCGGCCCCATCTCGGGAAAATAGGTTTCACCACCTCTAAATGATTCATGACCATTTAAATAAAGAATAACAGTCCATTCTCTACTAGGTGATTCTTCTATTGAATTGTTTTCTATTTCTACTGTAGAATAAGTGTCTAAGTGTGGTTCTTGAACACCACCGATTTCCCATTCATTGACTGCAGCCATTTCGGGATATACTCTTGTTCCCACTGCATGATATATTTCACTGGTCACGTCATGACCAACTCTATTGAAAATATCTCTTACCCAGTTCGTGTGTATATGAATGAGGTCAATTCCTCTATAGTCCGAACCATCTCCGATTTGTCTAAGATGCTTGTGATTCTTGAACCACTCTATCAGACTCTTCGATTCCGTCTCCGTTATCAGATTCGGCATTCTGATTAGATTCACGTTCTGCGATTGCTCTTGCATAGGCCATTCTTTGTTCATATTCAATTCTCTTTCTCCTCTCTTTAGGACGAACTTTCAATGCACGTTCTAATTTAAGTCTAGATGCACGTTGTAAGAATAGGATACCATTCAAGTGGTCACACTCATGTTGAACACACCTTGCACCTAAACCATTAAGATAAAGTGTATGTTCTTCACCTTCTGCATCTTGATATTTAAATTCTATTTCTTTTGACCTTTTAATCATAAGGTAAAGGTCGGGAAAAGATAGACAACCCTCTTTCATTAAATCTGTATCTTGTGAAACTTTAGTTATTTCGGGATTGAAGAATGCAACAATTCCTTGGTCTGCAGTTCTCATAACAAAAACTCTATAGTTTAATCCAACTTGATTTGCAGATAATCCAATACCACCAAATTGTTCCATTGCACTTGCAAGGTTCTTTTCAATTTCTTTTGGGTCTTCGGGTGGATTCTCGAAGTCGAAAACGGGTGGTGGTGTGCGTAAGACTCTTGAAGCCTCGTCTATCAATTCTAACATTATTTAAAGTTTACCTCAGTTTTTACTTTTACGTCTACGTCTAATTCAAAAACTTTCATAGCTTCTGATACTGATTCAGTTATTAACTTTTTAGCACTTTCTGCTAACTCAGTAATTTTATTTATAAACCAATTCCACAATGCAGTTAGTTTACCTTTTATCCAGTTCCATATGTCTTTGAGTTTGTCTACGAATTTGTTCTCTGAGATTACACCTTCGTTTAATTGATTTTTTACTTGTTCTACTTGTTCATTTGCAGATTTTTTGAGTTCACCATGTTTGTCTAATAGTGCATCTGCTGATACTCTAATTGCTTGATAGAAATTATAACCTGCCTTTTTATTGTCTTTTTCATA